AAAAAATATTGTTTGGTAATACCAACACCTAATACAGTAATATCGTAGTCTACTCTTTTTCTAATATGAGAATAATGATTTTCTTCAAACAAAGTATTAATAGCTTCTTCTTCCGCTATCTCAATGCCGGGTTTGTAATTTAACTGCATGTAAAGAGCAAGCTCTTCATCATTGTTAGGGAGCTCATCTGGATCTGTGGCAAAAGGATTTACACCAAAGCCTTTTTGTATTTGAGTAAGAATTGGTTTAGCAACCATGTCTGCCTCTATCATGTCCTGAAATGAAGATCTATTTTCTGCAGACAAAGCGTCTTGTGCATATGCCTGAACCTTAAATAATCTATCAGACATACCATTAACCACTATGTCTACAAACTTTGGAATTATAGGAACAGGCGTCCAATCTAAGTTTAAATAACTTAAATCACCGTCTATTGCTAATTCATTTTTATATTTTTGAACTGATTGTTCACCTCTGGCATACAGTCTTAATCGGTGATAATCTCTCCACTGAGAATAAAACCTACACGTACTACTGTCTTTACGAAACCACTCGTATTGAATTGCTTGTCCGATTTGTAGTCCGTACTCTACCGTATCTTTTTCACTATCAGAAACAAATAAATCCGGAAACCCCACTGGGTTTATATCAATTTTTACATCTACCATTAAGTACGTATTTCGCTATATAATCCCTTATTATTATATCTTGCAAAGTTAATCTTTATTTTTGACTCTTTTTTTTGCGGTGTATATAAGTGCTTTTGATTAGCCATAATAGCTAAACCAGAGCTTATAGTTGCATCAAACTTAGTTCTATTGTTAATATTAAATCGAGCCCAGTCCTCTAATGTCCTGTTAAAATACATAGTGCCCATGTCTAATTTATCTCTAAATGTCCCATCCATATCCATGCCTACATATTTTTCAATATAACTTTCAATAGCACTTGCATGCGCTTGTTTTACTTCTTCTGAAGAATTAGGTATACCTCCTATTTCTCTTTCAGATTTAGAAAGTTTATTGTACACTTTGTCTGGTCGATTCATGCAATACTTTCTGTATCCTCTATTTTTAAAATGATACAATAATCTAGGTTTATTGTTTTCTACTAATATAGGCATTCCATAGAAAACACAGGCCATTAATACATCTTCAAAAAATAATTCTGCAGTCTGCGGTCTTGCCACATATTCCAAAAAGAATTCATTACTAGGCGCGTTGTCCATATTAAATTTAGTTAATCCGTGTAATGCACCATTTGATCCCCCACCCCCTACTGTTCCAGATATGTCATATGAGTCACAACCAAAACTACCTAAATGCTCATTACCCGGCGCATACTTTCCATTTTGATTTAACCTACAATTTTGTAAGTTTTTTTCTGGTATCCAGGAAACTAAAAATCTACCTCTTGTGTCAGGTGACCATATTACTTTTGAATCCTTAATGCCGTCTTTCCAACTAAACCTACCTTTAGTTAAATAATGTTCTTTAATTAAAGAATCATTATAGTCTATTTGCTGATAAATTTTAGTTAAGTTAAATAACGATTGCTTACTTTCATCTCTAAATGCATGCGAGTCAGTTCTAGGAAATTGTCTGTAAAATTCATTTAAAACATCTGCGTCTTTCTTTAACGAATCTACTTCGTTTTCCCAGTAATTAATAGCTCCCTGATATATAAACTCACCATCAGATCCTTCCACTGCTTTGGTTGGTGTTTTAAAAACAGGCATTCCATACTTGTCTATGTACCCCTCAAAATTCCACTCCATAGGAATAAACAGATTGTACAATCCGCTTTTTGTTTGACCGTTTTGATTTCTATTTTTTACATCAGAATCATAAAATAATTTTTTAAAATTTTCACCACCCTTATCTAAAGCATTTGACGTAGAACCCATCATACATTTTCCAATAATCTTACTACCTAACCTCAAACATGTTTTCGTTACATTCCAGTTGTTGATAATGTTGTCAGGCTTCAACCATTTACCAGATTCGTCATGTATTAATAATTTTAATTTTTCACCATCATAGCTATTGTCAGCGGTGTTCTTCCAATCTATAGTTGTATCTAATCCTTCTAGCTCTTCTTCTTCAGTTTCAAACATGTTTTTTTTTGTAATCTTGGAAGCTGGCACCCTATAGGCTAACTCTGTTTTTGGTCTATCCATACCGTCTTGTATGGGTTTAAAAAAGAAAGGATAGTTGTTTGATATTGGCACAACTTTATCAGTAAACATTTTTTTAGCATCGGATCCAGTTTTAGAAAGTATACCTATTCTTGCATCCTTGCTAATTGTAGCAGTGTTAACGGCTTCGCAAGAACCCATAAACGAAAAACCTGAACGTCTAATCTTTAAATAACACATACCAAAACTTCTTTTATCAGCTTTGCATGCTTCCCAAAAAATATAAAATATCCTATTGGCTTCTCTAAACTCGGGTTTACCCACATCTATTTTAGTCCACTGCAAATACATGTAATGAGTCCCGGTTATATAAATAGGTGTTCCGTTATTATAAAACCAATAGCCTTCCTCTCTTCTATCAAATTCTGTTTCAATGTAATCAACCCATTCATTTTTAAACTCTGTAGTCATTTCATGCCATTGAAATATCGAACTAATTCTTGACAAAGCTTTGGGATATTCCGAAGCCACCCAATATTGATCTGTTGTTTTTTTAGAATTTTTGTGTATTGTTTTAGGAGCTTTAGGCAAGCCTATGAGTAAGCCATTGATATTATATATTTCTCCTACTGTTCCGTCTTTACTTATCACCACTAAATCATGGTTGGGGTTATAGCCATATTGCCAAGACTTATGCTGATTCATTTTCAGCATAGATTGTTTTGACACATGGTTTTTTACAACACTATATAATTTATTTTGATCGTCTTTCTGCAAATCCTTGTCTTGATTTTTCTTCTACTTTTTCAACTCCGTTTAACAAATCTTTTTCTAATTCTATTCTTGTCAGTATTTCAAACGCATCAAATATAGCTAGCTTTTTTGTAGCCGCTGCATTTTTTAATCTGTCTGCCGCCAACTCATCATCTTTGTCATACTTGATAATATCTTCCTTTGCAACTTTTATTAGTTGCGCTACAGCTTCTCTACCTGCGCTAATTATTTCTATCTTTAAATCTTTTGAAGATTTCATAATACCATTGTTATGTTATTCCAAAACATTCTGTAAAGCTTTTCTCCATTTATATAAAATGGATATTCACATTCAGGCTCAAAAACCACCTCGTCATTTTCTTTTACACCTAGTTCGGTTAGTTTTGGATTGGTGTATTTTACTATACCAACAAGGGGCTCTTCCTCAACAGGTTTCATAATAATTGATTTTCTTACTGGAACCGGTTTTATAAAGCAATACTTAGAGTGTGTTTGCCATTTACCCTTATGATAGTACATGTAAAATTGATCGTAATCAATAAAGAATAAGTCATCTTTAAAAAAACTTCTACCGCTTTTTTCTCGACCTTTCATGTCATAATATATTTTAAATACATTATGGTGTACTAGCAATATGTCTCCGGCTTGTATTTCACCAATGTAATTTAGAGGACAACTGACAACCTCTGCAAATCTATTGGATGCGGTATGATCTTCTTGAGAAACACTTGTGTAAAAATCAATTCCTCCTATGTTTTTTATATTATCATATCTTCTACCCTTAACAGGTTTTACAATAAAATAGTGTGGAGACTTCATTAAAAGTTTATATTATATTCAATAGCCATTGGCATATTGGAATTAAATTCCTTCCATAATAATACCTCATTATTTTTTTCAATCCAAATTTTTATTGAATTATTCGATAAGTCTTGTTGAATTAAATGTATTGTGTAGCTTCCGTTTAATATAGACTGACCTACTAAGTAATGCATAGAGCTTGACTTATAGTCAGCGCCTATGGAGATTTTTCTAATATCCATAATAAATTAAATTTTATTTAACTATCCCTAGGTTAAGTCTATTGTTAAATCAGAAGAATTTAAAATTCTGTATTTAATATTATAAAACAATGTACTGTCTCCTCCTGTTGGGTTTTGTGGTGCGGTACTAACAACTATTTCTGAACCTGGAACTGTTGATGTATTAGTGTCAGTAAATATTTTCCAATTATCTTGAGATCCTGACATTGGCAGTGTACCTGTTACACCGTTTCCTAAAAGCCCGCTAGATACTACACGGTATTTAATACTAGGAAATCCTATATTTGAATAATCAGAGGTTACAAAATTATATTTTACTACTACCGAATCTACTACAATTATTTTACTCCCTCCAGGATCAGAAATTAAAACCACTGGAGAAGTAAACATATTTAATATTTGTGCTGACGTGACAGTGCCTTGAACTACTCTGGTTCCATCTGCTAGCGGTAAAGCCGATGAATTGTTAATCCATTGAGTAGCGGTTCCAGTAGAAGATAGTATTTGTCCTGCTGTACCCGCTGCTGCAGTTGAGTCTAATATTGTTTTTTTGAAGTAAGCACTTTCTTCAAATACTGCCGGCCCCCAGTTTTTTATTGAAATAGTTGGGTTTGATTGATTTAAATGCAATACTGTTGCGCTATCAATACTCAAATCAGAAGAAGAAGAAAGAGTTATTGCCCCCGTATTAGAAGTTAATGTTTGATTCGCACTAGTAGTGGAGGTAAAACTTGTTCCTGAAAGAGCAACTGCTCCCGCATTATCAGATAAAGCGCTATCAGTTAATGTATCAGAATCTGCCCACTTAGGAATTTTATGTGTTGTTCCGCTACCATCTACTACACTTTTCCATAAAACTGAAGTTCCTGTGCTAGATAATACTTGACCAGAGGTTCCAGGTTGTCCACCAACATCTTGCATTGTAGAATTAAATCTGGCGTTTTGTTGAAAAGTCATTGTCCCGTTTACAACAGCTGAGTCAGTTGGAGCGTTTCCTATATGAATTGTGCTTCCTTGTAGATACGTATCATTAGCAACAACAACACTTGTACCGTCATCTGTAATGGAGCTATTTCCTAATGATTGAGCACCAGTCCATTTAGTCACAGTGTTTGCGGTACCTGAACCAGAAAATATATTTTGATTATCTATTTCTTGCCAAGCTGTACCATTGAATATAGCCCAGTCGCCTGTTTGCCAACTGTTATTTCCATCTAAGTTTGTGGTTCCTGGAGTTCCTACAATGTAATAATACCCTTGAACCCCTACTCCTGATGCTAAAGCTGGACTATTTGCATTTGCATCCCATGATCCTTGAAAATTTAATCCGGATGGTAATTGATCTATCCAGGTAACTCCGGTTACTGTAGAAGATAACACTTGGCCGTTTCCACCAGCGTTTCCACCTCCATCTTGTAATGTAGAGTTAATTCTAGCATTTTGTAAAAAAGTCATTGTCCCGTTTACAATAGCCGAATCTGTTACTGCATTACCAATATGAATCGTGCTTCCTTGTAAATATATGTCGTTGGCTACAATAACACTTGTGCCATCATCAGTTATAGAACTATCGCCAAGCGTGTTTCCGTCAGGAGTCCATTTAGCTAAAGTGTTTAAAGTACCCGCACCGTCAACATTGTTAACCCAATTTGTTCCTGTTCCTGTTGAAGATAAAACCTGTCCCGCCACACCTACGTCACCACTGCTATCAGCTATTGTGCCCGATGTGGAAAGATTTCCTGTTAAAGTAATGTTGCCTGTTAAATTTATGTTGTTAGTAGCAGTGTTTCCTGCAGCCAAAACCTCTGCAAGAGTGTCTGCTGGAATTATGTCAGCAATAGACTGCAACGTAAAGTTTACAGTCTCGTTGCTGTTGGATGTATCTGTGCCTATTACATAATCTCCTAGTTGCGCCGCAACTGTAGGGTAGGCTATTAAATTACTTATCTTCGCCATCTTCTGGTTTGTCTTTTATTTCGCCGCTCTCCAAATTAATAACTACGTTGTCACCGTATTCTTTAATTAACTCAGCTTCAAAAGACTTGAATTCAGATCTAAGACCATCTATAGCGACTAGCACTTGATGTTTTCTTACCTCTAAATCTCCTACTTGCTTGTGAAGATTGGCAAAATTTTGGTTTAATTCTTGAAGTTTACTTAAATGTTCTTCGCTTACTTTTTTTACTTGTTCACTCATTTTGATTGTATTTAATTATTATTTATCTTGTTTATTGTCTAGTTGTTCTTTTAATTCTTGAATAGCTTTTACTAACACTGGAATTAATTGTACCCATGAGGCCTGTAAATGTTCTGGATTAGAATCGTTAACTAATCTTAAAAATTCGTTATCTACACTCTGTAATTCTTGCGCCACAAATCCCACGTCTTTACTTCCATTTTTAGCACTAGTTACTACTTCAGTTTCTTTAGTTACTGGATCTACTACACGTGTTCTAGGTCTTTGGCTCCATGTCCATTGTCTTGGTTTTAACGACGTTACATACTCTAAACCATAAGAAATATCAACAACATCTGTTTTATCTCTTTCGTCGGATATTAACGTAATAGTGTTAACAGCACATCTCAGCGTTGTAATATTAGCATCTCCTAAAGTTATTTCATTAGAAACGGTTGCACTTGATGGCTGTGCATCATAACCGATAACTATATTATTACTTCCACTACTAGCGTCAAAAGTAAAACTACCTACATAAACATTTTGACTCCCCGTGGTGTCATATCCTGAACTAGTGCCTATAAATATATTATGATCTCCCGATAAGTTTACCCCTGTTTGATGTCCTAGGCAAGTGTTATTAGAACCGCTTGTAGAGTTGCCCATGGAAAAATACCCTAAAGCAGTGTTAGGACTAGATGTGGTAAGGGCTTTAGCCGCATCAGTTCCTATAGCCGTAAGGTTACTAGAAGTAAAAGCCGTCCCAGCGTTTTTTCCTATTAAAATATTGTTAAAGCTGGTGGTAATAGCTGCTCCTGCATTCGCCCCTATCGCTACGTTTCGATCTCCAGTGGTAATTAATTTTAAAGCTTCAAATCCAAATGCGGTGTTTTGCTCTGCACCTGCTTCAATTACTGACATTGCACTTGAACCAATACCTGTGTTTGCAGTACCTGTTTTTATTCCAACAGAAGCTAAATCTACGGCTGCCCAAGTAGGATTTGCTCCGCTCCCTTGGGATTGTAGAAATTGCCCAGCTGTACCAAGTGGTAGGTTAGTTATAGTGTTAGTATCTGTAAACACCGGTAGTGCATATTGTACACCTGAACCATCAATTGATCCGCCGGTTGCAGATACGGTATTAATAATGTCCTGCATAGTGTAGATTTCTCTACCGCTATTTGCTCTTGCAGATCCTAAATCTGAAGTAACTGTTGATGAAGTTAATGTATGAAATTTTTGTCCAACTGGAATAATAGCCATAATTTATTTTTTAAAATGTTATTTCTCTATAAATAATTGAAAACTTTACAGGAGAATCTCCTTGCGTTACTGTAACTCCAGCAGTTGATTGTATACTAATACTTGAATTAAATGAAGCTGTTGTATTTATTGATTTAAAATCTTGCAAAGCATCTGCTCCACTATTTAAAACTCCGAAGTTTAAACTAAAACCTGTAGAAGCCCCTTGTTTCCATTGAACAACTTGACCTAAAGCTCCTGCAAAATCATATACTACCGAATTGAAATCTACAAACATCATAGCTTCAACACTAGCATACATTTTATTGGCACCTGGTGCCGGAAGAATCTCAACTTCTCCACCTCCATTAAAAGTAAGCATCTGAGCAGCTGATAATGTTACTGTTGTCTGTTTTAAGTCTGTTCCACCAACTGTATCAATAACGTCTTGCATTGTATAGACTTCTCTTTGAGATTGAAGCTCTGAAGATCCTCTGTCAGTTGTGTCTACAGTAGATGATACTGTATGAAATTTCTGTCCGTTTGGTATTACTGCCATGATTTATTTATTTTTATATTACGTTAAACTTACCTCTCTGTACAAAAAGAAAAACTTTAGAGGAGAATCTCCTTGCGATACTGTTATTCCAGAAGTTGATTCTATACTAACACTTGTATTAACTGAAGGGTTTAACCCACCGCTACCTGATGCCAAATTATCCGCTGCTGCATTTAAATAATTGTTAGGTAAATTAGTTCCCGTATTAGCGCCTTGTTTTAATCGAACAATTTGACCTAAAGCTCCTGCAAAATTATATGCTACTGAATTAAAATCTAAAAACCGAACAACATTTTCCACTACTATTACTTTATTTGCACCTGGTGCCGGAATAAGCTGAATTTCTGCACCTCCATTTAAGCTGAGCAGTTGAGCCGCTGAGAGTGTCACTGTCAAATTTTTTAAATCTGTTGAACTGCTGCCTGCAGAAACAGTATCAATAACGTCTTGCATTGTATAGACTTCTCTTTGAGATTGAAATTCTGCTGATCCCCTATCAGTCGTATCCACGGTAGATGATACTGTATGTAATTTTTGTGAGTTAGGTATAATCGCCATAATTTATTTTTTAAAATGTTATTAAATATTTTACAAATATACTAATATTTTCCTTGTCTGCTTTTAGGGCTTGACTTGGTGCTACCGCCTTTTCCGGCCCATAATTTTTTACACGCCCAGTATCTAGCTGTTAGTTTTGACTTTGCTGTTCCGCATTTATGTCTAGCCCTGAAGCTTTTTCTTGCTGCTGCAGAATAGTTATGTCCATAACCTTTGGCTCCAAAGTGAATTAGTTTTTCTCTACCACCCTCACACGCTTTTACCATTTTCTTTTTACCTGGTCTTGTCGACGGCCTTACTTTATTGCAGGGCATGTTTTTTTTACTAGCCATATTATGCGTTTCTTACTCTTGCAGCTCTAGTATTAGAAACAAACTGACGTTTTTTGCCTTGTCTCTTTTTTTTCTTAGCTGTTGCTGCTAATTGTTTTTTACTTAATCTTCTTGCTTTCGCTAATGGCAAACATCTATCCGGGTTCTTTTTATTTTTAGACGTACCGCAAGGCCCCTTGATTTTACCATCAGTGCCAATACGAACCCATTTTTGTTTAACCCATTTTTTTAATTCCCCCATTATGCGCTTGTATTTCCCATGGCAGAGTTCTGTCATAGGTATTAATTTTACTACTTGGTATACGCTGTATTGGAGACGTGATGCTTTCTCTATAATAATAATTATTATGATCGAAATGAAGCAACCCCAATCTAATTTGGTCAAGGTGTACTTGCTCGTGCTTTACAGCTCTACGTTTATTTGCTGGCGTTGCATCTTTGTTAATTTCAATAACGCCGTTAGGATTTATTTGTCCTAAAACATTTTTAGACATTTTTTTTTCCACAACAATTCTATCCCCATTGGAGAACTCTTTATTGTGTCCGAAAACTTCATAAATGTTTTTTAAGCTAAAACCCATTACCTCTTTCTTCTACCACCCAATTTAGGTTGTTTATTTTTCATTATGTTTTCTTGAGCTTTTACAGGCAAAGCCTCAAACCCTTTATTTAATTTAGGATATTCCATAGACAATTTAGGCAATTTTTTACCCATTGCCAGTTTTACTTTTTGGATTGCATTAAGCATCGGTGGTCTCATCATGATTTCTAATTTTTAATTGTTATAAATATTTTTTTCTTAATTTTTTTCCTAGCTGCTGAATATTTTTAAGCTTTTTATTATCTGGTGAAGGGGTATAAAATTTATCTCTTTTTTTTCTACCCTCTGGCGAATCTTCAAAAGTTGGTAAATGATATGGATCATTTACGGGTAAACTCCTCAGACTATCGTTTTGTTTTTTCATTGCCGCTAAGTATTCTTTTACATCTTTAGGTTTTTTGTAAAATAGTTTAGGTTTTTCTATAGCGCTTAATTTTAATTTTTTCATAATTTCACTGTTGTTGTTTATTTATTTTCTTTTTGTTTTCTTAGCATAATTAGGATCTTTACAATATTTACTTGCAGCCATGTTTGCGTATGCTGAAGGGTATCTATCGAATGTTCTTTTTGCCCAGGCAATTCCAGCTGGACATATTTTGTTTCCTTTTGTTCTTCCTTTTTTTGCCATTATCCTTGTCCTGTATATAATTTCTTATACAATTTACTACTTTTTAATTTACTAGTTTTAGTCTTAGCGTGTATGCCAGGTCTTTTTTTTCTAGCTTTCTTATACTCAATTGGATTTATTATTTTTCTTGCCATTATTTTTTAAATATATTCATTGCCTTTTCGCTCGACCTTCCTCCGAAATAGGCTAAGACGACCGCCATCATCACATTCTCAAATGTTGAATTCCAATTATCATGTATTGTAAATGGTATAGTTTCAACACTGTCTAATATTCCAGCAAATGAAAAAACTACTATACACCATATTAATACTAGTGGTCGTACATTTTTCGACATCCATGAATCAGACATCGAGTCTGCTTTCCACCTTGAAGTTATTGCTTCTATTTCTTTATTCTGCTGATCGAAGATTAATTGTTGTAATTTAATTTTATCGTCAGCCGGGGCTTCAGATTTAGTTATAGCCTCTATTGCTTCTTTTGGCGATGTAACCCCTTGTAATACATTTCCTAGTGTTGGATTAATTACAGAAGCTGCGCCAAATAAAAGCTGCCCAACAGTTGTGTCTTTGAATGGTTTTTTTGAGCTCATATTAATTTATTTTTTTATTACTATTACTACTGTTGTTACTTGATGGTCTAGCCAAGCTAGGACTCAATGAGGATCCTGTTCCTACATCAGCTGGTTTATTATATGTGCCTGTAGGTTTAGTGTTTGGTAATGTTACATTTGGTATATTAGGTACAGTTACCGCTGGCCTTGGCCTTGTATAATAATAATTACCCCAACCCCATGTTCCATAATAAGGAGATGGTCTCCAGTAACTATGATAGTAAGGATAAGTGTGGTAAATATTTTGATATACTCTAGGCCTTAGTGAGTTAACATCAAGCTGAATGGTATCACCTTCATGAGTAACTGCTAAAACTTTAATAGTGTTTTTAGGGGCGGGAGTGTACGATTTACAACCAGCCAATAACCAAAAAAACAAGACACATATTATCCCCTTAATTACTTTCATTTATATTACTTTATACTTTGTTTTACCATCCTCTTTATATGCCTTTAAGCATCTGTTTCTGTTTTCATCTTTGGAAACGTATGACACGTGAATCCAATTGGGATTCATATCCGTTCCAAACTCCCATATTAATTGGTCAAAATCTAAGTTTTCACGTATATACATAAACATCTCTGCGTTAGACTTATATCCATATACATCATCCAAATCCATTGCTTGACCTTTACAATGCTGGCTGGAACTTACCCCGCCAATAGCCTCATTCAAAGATGGCGACCTAAAAAAAGAATTTACTTTTATAGGCCCACCAGCCCAAGATCTTAAAGGCTCAAACACCATTTCCGCTACTGTTGCCATTGCGGCTATTTGAGTAGGATTTGGCGTGTTGTCAATTTTTTTTCTTTTAGCAGTATTTGAGTGTATAGCTTCTGCGTATGTTATGTGATCACTGATTCTATTCATAAATTTAATTTTAATATTATATAAAATACAGCTC